AGGTAGGCCCTTTGATTTTAACAATCCCCCTGTCTGGGCTATCATCCCCATGGCAACCATTGTTACTGTCTGGGCATTGCTTCCATATCTCTGGCTAGGAGCAATCCGACTCACAACAACCTGTGCAGCCTGCGCCGGAGACATTTTTACTTTTGCTTTGACCGTTTTCGTCGCTTTAGTTTTAGCTTTTGGGGAAGTTTCAGTTTTGGCTGTTGTAGAGGTTGCTGGCGGAGGTGCCGTTTCTCCTGATGATGTATCAGAAGGTTCATTTGTTGTTTCTTCAGTTGTTTCCGTCGTGCTGGTTTCAGTTTGCGTTTCAAGCTCCGCTTCAATTTCAGCCTCGGCCTGTGTTTCCTGCTGGCTATTCTCTTCTGTAGTCGAAGCTACTGGCGCTATAACAGGAGCAGAAGGGGCTGCCGGAGCCACAGGTGGCGCTGTTGTTTGTTGTGTATTTGGAGAGGACGTATCTTGCGTTGTCGTCGGTGTTGTTACAACGGGAGGCGCAACGGGAGGGGGAGCAGAGGAAGTTGTAGAAACAGTCGTTACAGGAACGGCCACTTCTGCGACCTGTATAATTTCTGCCTGCGTAGTCTGCTCAACCGTTTGCTGGATTTCTGTTTCAATCTGTTGCTGAACCAAGACTGTCGTATAGTCAATAGTCAGGCTGGGGTCAGAAAACTGAGGCCCATAAAATCCGTAGGGATAGCCCGCGTCTATGCCGAATAAAGAAAAAACCCCTGTCAAAACGCCATAATCATTAGCCGCCACTGTATCGGTGTAGGTAAAATCTTTTAGCCCTGTCCAATTTAATTCTTCCTGATGCGAAAAAGTTTCTACCGCCGTTCCGTCATCTTTTAATGTAATCGTTAGTTTAAAAATATCGCGGCAGTCCCCTGACTGCAGTACATCAGTGCAGGAATCAAGATATGAATTACTTTGATGGCTGTTAATAGTAATTCCGCTATTCAGTGTAAAACCCTGCTTTACTTCCCCTTCGGTTAAAGGAACGTTAAAATTTGAAGTATAAGTCCCGCCTCCGCCTTGCGTTCCGCTGGTACAGTAAGCTCCGCTTGAGCAACCCTGTCCTGTTCCTACAGAAGTGCTCCCTGACGTACTAAAATCACCCATGCCCGGAACCAGATTACCTGTAGTCAAGTCTTCCGCACAAACGGCCCCTCCGAAAAAAATACAAGCTGCCGTTAAAACGGATAAAAGTCTCATTCTGTATTCTCGTTTTCTTCTTCAAGCTCGTTTTCAAGTCTCTGCTTTTCAAGCGCCTTAGCTTCAGCTACAAGTCGGATAGTTGTGTTTTCTGGAGCCTTCATAGGTTCTTTCAACCAAGCTGCTTTTGCGATATCCCCTATTTTACCCTCAAAGGGACACGGCGTTCCCGCACTCATCATGGCATCAAAAACCCTTGCATCTTGGCAAAGCAAGCTGACACCCGCCACTTTCAACCCCATGCCGTATAAGCTACGAGCTAATTTTAACCTTTCGCAGTTTTCATCCCTGATGGTTGTTCCGCCGCTTAAACCAAAAACACTAGTTTGAACAGCACCGGAAACCCCTGTGACACAGACATCTGAGTTATTAATGACTACACTTGGGGAAGTGGCTGTTGAAGGTGTTTTATCAACAACCGTATTCCCGGATGAAGTAGAAACTGTATTGGAACTACTGCTAACGGTGCTCGAAATAGTGGAGGAAGTTACCGTATCTGTAGCCTTGGCTGTTGCAGAAAGCAACAACAGGACAAAGAATACGAAAAAAATCCTTCCCCATTTCATATAATGCCTTTTTCCTTGAGTATAAAACCAACTGCGCCACCGACAATACCTATTATTATAACGATGGGTTGGTTAATAAGAACACCCACGCCTACCACGCCTGCGCCTATCGCGGCCCAGGTAGAAGGCTCTGTCACTCGTTCTACAATCCATTTCATTTTAAAACCTCATGCGCTAGTATATTTGCCGCCCCGTAAGGCCGCGCCCATCCCCTTCTTTTTGCCGTGTACAACAGAACTTTTGGCGACATTGGGGGTGCTTA